TGCTGGTGATTTCAGGTTGAAATACTCGTGTTCAGCACCGTATCGCTCGCCTAAATCACCTAGCAGCCGGACGGTCTGCTGCATACCTGAAGACCGCCGAAACTCTAGAGACATAGTATCGCCCTAATGACTCCACCGCACTCAAAGAGTTCTGACGCTGGTGCAAAATTCGCTCGTCAGGTAAGAGGATTGCCGCGTGCATCGGCTCCTTTGTCTCGCAACGCATAATCAGAACGTCTCCCGGCTGCCGTTGCTCATAGCTCACAGCTTGAAAGCCAATCCGTTCGGCTTGCTGCAGAAAGATGCTGTCAGACGTGTCCAGGTCATCTGGCCGTGCAAAGTCAGGCAGAACGATTCCCTGCAACGCAAAGTAGTCACGCACCAACGTAAAGCAGTCAAAGACGCCGTAATCCCACTGACGCCCTAGAAGGGATTGATAGTTGACCATTCTTGTTCCGGCATTGACCAAATGTGCCATGGGATTCGCGTCCCAGCACACGCCAGCTTGTCGGCTTCACTGGCAAAGCCGCCCATCGGGTGTGAATGGATCACGGCCTCGACTTTGCCGTACAAAGCAGCCACCGCATAATCACGCGGGTCAATCACAAAATCCTGCTCAGGATCTTCTGCAATATTGCGGCAACGCCAATAACGACCATTTACAACAACGCCGCAGGATTCAAAGGGCGCTTGCTCTGCTGCGTGGCGTTCAGCATCAAACCGAAAGTCTTGCACCTGGGAATCCTTCCTGCTCAAGAACCTGCCTACGGGGGAGCAGCAAGTTGGTGAGATCCAGTTTGCTCGTCAGCTCAAACTCAACCAGCTCTGGGTTTTCGTTTGCAACGCGGTCAATGTACCAAGTCTCATCTTCAAACTTTGCTGTTGGGTCTGCTGTTGGGTTTGTTGTGCTGAAATTAGCGCTGTCGAGAAATTTCCGGCAAGTCCTGATCCGTTTTACCTCTGCTTGCAACGGCTTGTATAAAACAAGCAAGGCTGAAATTGCATTGTTTGCGTTGGCGATTTTCATTGATGGGCGTGGCAAGGTGCCTTTGGTTGTCACTTCAAACCCATCAACCTCGATTGGATAAGCCGTGTAAGTAATACCATTAAAAACAATGTTTTCGCTTAGCTCGTTTGTTCCAGCGTGATAATAAAAAGTAGTGTCAATACCATTCACCGCCAAAGTCAATTTAAGCTCAAACAACTCAATGATCGCAGATGGTTCAAGCGATTGAATTTCTGTTTGAATTGACGTGGGCGTGCTCATGCCTCAAACACCTCATCAAATGTTGCCGTGATCGTAGCCCGGTTCAGATAAGGCATTGTTTTCTCCCACTGGCGGCAGATAAATTTCATGCTGCTTGATTCGCCTGGCGGGGTGAAGTCAAAGTTTTCTACGCCGCCACGAGCATCTAAAAATGTCTCGATCGTGTCGGCATCAGTTTCAGACACCACAAAGGTCAAATCAAATCTTTTGGGGTTTTGATTCAACCCGAATGTGGTGCGCTGTGAATAGCCACTGCCAAACTGCGCGATACGCACGTTTGGTTCGCTGCGCTTTGTCGTGCCGTATGTGGGCGTGATTGACGGGAAAGTAGCCATTAGCTTGCGAGCAATCCTCCGGGTCGTTTTTGCTTGACTAGCTCAGCCTGTACGGCTGCACCAATAGCAGCGCCAAGGCGCTTGCCGTTTTGATTATCGCCTTGGGCGTTGGTGTTGTTGGCATCGACGTTCACAACGATGCTAGTCGCTCCCATCGAGCTGTTTGGCGCAATGCTGCCGGTTCTTCCTGGTGTGAACAGCTCAGGACCACGTTCGCCGACGATGTAAGACCGGCCACCCGTTGCCGTCCCACCATCAGCTAGGAACCCGCTAAATAAAGTGCCAAGTATTCCGCCGCCTTTTGTAAGGCCTCCGCCAAGATTTCCAAAGAACAACATATTTCTTGCCAACTTCAATAACTGCGACGACAGATCATTTAGCACACCTGTTGCAACTTCCGAAAGTGTTTTTGTTCCTCTGACCGCGCCCTCAAGCGCATCAACAAAACTATCAGCAATAGTGTCCGAAATACCTTGGTAAATACCTTTCAACTCTTCCGCTCTTTTCTTTTCTTCCTCTTGTGCTTTCTTGACCGCGTCTGCACGTTCTTTATTTGCGTCTATCACTTGCTGCGTACGATCTTGCTGTTTGAAAATCTCGTGAGTAAGGTTTAACTCTGTCTGCAACTGTTCATCAGACAGTCCTTTTTTGTTGCGCAAAAGTTCTTCAATCCTCGCTACCCGCTCAAATCGTTGTTTCTCTTCATCGGTGATAGCAGCCGCTAACATTGCCTGTTTTTTTAATTGAATTTTTGCCGCTTCATGCTGCTCCGCAATTTTCTTTAATCGCTGCATTTCTTTGTCTTGCGCTGCCTTTTTAGCTTTCTGCGCTTTTGAAAGTCCGCCGCCCGTTGGACTAATTTGATTTCCTGGGCCTTCTAAAGCCCCAAGGCCCCCTCCTCCTCCTAAATCACCGCCAAGCGTAAAGCCGCTACCCATTGCAATTGTGTCTGAGATGAAACCTGTTGCGGAAGTAACAAGGGCTCCGGCTGCGTCAGTGACTACCTTTACTTTGCCCTCAATAAAATCGCGGATGGGTTTTGGTATGAAGTTGTACGCTTGCTGAATTAGAGAAACAATCCGGCTAAATAGTCCCGAAAACACACTGACCAAACCCTTTGCAACATCTGTTCCACCGTTAATAATAAATGCGTATAGCTTTCCGATAACTTTGCCGATCCTCACCCCCAAGCCAATAATAAATGCTTGAACTTGTCTAGTAATTTTGAGTACCTGCTGGAAACCTTGCTCAAGCTGGAATGCCGCATTCACCCCGTCAGTTCCTAACGCTTCGCTTATCGCAATGCCTACTTGATTGACAGCCGCAAAAATTGCCCTAATAGGCGCAAGGGTTGTATTGATTGCAGCCGTTAAAACTTCAACAGTAACCGCCGCTACTTTGAAAGTTTCTTTGATAACAACGCCTAGCTCTGACTGATCAGAAAACAAATTCTGAAACGCAGTGGTAAGGCGTTTCAATTGCCCATCAATAGTGTCAGACGCCTCAAATGCTGCTTTAGCTGCTGCGCCTTGTGACTCTTTTTGTTTTTCAAGTAATTGATTGTATTTTTCAGTGTCATTGAGCAAGGCCAAAATAGAAGGCCCTGCCTCTGTGCCGAATGCCTTGATGATGGTGCCAGCATCTGCGCCCGACTTTTTAATCTTTTCTAACGTGCCAGCTAAGCCGTCAGATTGAAGAGTTGCTGCGTTGATTTGAATCCCAAACGCTTCAAACTCTTTGCCGACCTTGCCTGCCGCAACCTGAGCAAAAGCAGTTTTAAGTGCAGTGAATGTAACTTCAGCGCCTTGACCGCCCGCAGTGATCTGCGCGACAGCGGCATTGACTTCCTCAAGGGGCACGCCTAGCGCGGCAGCGACAGGGGCAACCTTTGCAATGTTGGCGGCATATTCCCCAATGACAATCTTGCCGTCGTTTTGGGTTTGTATAAAACCATCTACAAGCTGGCCCGCCTTGTCTGCTTCTAAGCCATAAGCATTCAAGACAGACGTTGTTGCGTCGCCAACGGTGTTGATGTCAGAGAAGCCGCCAGTAGCGCCCTGGCTGGCCGCCTTCAAGATCTTTGAAGCGTCCGCTGCGTCAGTGAAACCTGCAGAAGCCACGTCATAAGCAGCAGCGGTCAGGTCTAAAACGCTTGCCTGGCCAGATAACTCGCCACTTACATCTTTGAGTCGAGCTGTCAGTTCTTTGCTGTTGACGCCCAGAGAACGCACCTTGGCTTCAGAAAAATCTTGCTGACGCAAAACACCAAAGACCTGCCCCAAGCTGGCAGCACCTGCCACCACAGCAGTCAGGGGGCCTAGCGCCGTGCTTAGAGCAGCGCCTAAACCACGAGCACCAACAGCAGCCGCCTGCGCACCACTGCCAAAAGCCTTAAATCCAGTCCCTGCCGCTTTTGTAGAACCGCCTGCACCCTTGACTGCAACCTCAAGCTTTTGCACCTGCTGCTTCAGGCGATTTATCTTGGCGTTCGCGTCTTTGGTTTCAACCCTAAACCTGAGGACGGATTCAGCCACGAGCCACTCAGCAGTGCCCCAATGCTACCTCCGTCTCTGCTTTGCGCGATCCATTTCTTTTTCTTCTCGTTCAGCCTTCAGCTCAAAGTAAGCAGCAAAATGAACCAGCTCCGCGTCAGTTAATTCGTTGCGAAGCCGGCTGACTGTCATGCCTAACTCGCAGGCCAAGAAGAACTCAAAATAAGTCCACTTGTCCTGCTTTAGTCGTTTTTTGCGTCGTCTAATCCAGCCTCATCACCAAGGCCAAACAAGAACAGCTCAACGTCATTCAAAACAGACTCAGGCAACTTGCGCTGTAGCTTCTCAGCATCAGCCGCCGCGAAAGCTTTTGTGCCGTCCTCAAGCTCAGCCATCTGGCAAAGCATCTGCGTGCTAATCACCAAAGCTTCTTCAGTGCCGGCAAGGCTTTGAGCCTTTTTACGGTCAGCGCGGGTGATTGGTTTGAAGTACAGGTCAACAACCTTGTCGCCTGCTTCATTCTTTAGTTCGTACTTGCGGCGCTGGTTGAGATCAAACGCCCCAACCAGCAAGTCAACCGTCCGTTCAGTAGCAGGCATTTAAGCAACACATTTGCCGCTTAAATATAGCCTCCTCACTCCAGGTTGGAAGTGATAGTGCCGCTGGTGATATAGCTGCAGCTAACAGTCACAAGCTCACCAACGGTGGAACTGATCTCCATGTCGGTGATAATTCCACCAAAAGAAAGGGAGTCAGTGCCGTTTGTGGAGCCGGTTGTGAACAACTCAAATGAGGCATCTGCCGCATCACCTGTCTTCATCACATCCTCAACGAAAGCCGCCTGGCCGGTTGCGTCTGGGTCATAAACCAGTTCAACAGTGCCGGAGCCGCTAATCATGCTGCCGACAAACTGACGGAAGGTGTTTCCGTGAACAGTGCTGTCGAGCGTTTCTTTTGTAGTTGTCAAGCTCCAGCTACGGGTGCCTACAACGGTCGCAAGACTGCCTGAACCAGTTTCAAATTCAACTGATCCTGATTCACCTCGGATGGTTGCCATGGTCAGAGTTCCTCGATGGATTCAAAGGTCACACGGACCTGTGTTTGAAAATAGCCCTCGGGTGCTGGTGAAGCCAGTGCCTCTGGACCAATTGGAGCGTCGAAGAAAACCCCCGACACGATCACCCTATTGTAAAGGTCTCGGATTCGTTTTCCAATAACGTAATTAGCGCCAGGGCCCACGCCTTTGCTTGAGAATATGTTCAGAACAACCAAGCCCACAATCCGGTTGTACGAGTTTGAGGTTGATCCGTGCCCAAGATATTCACTTGAGCCAAAGGTTGTTAAACACTGAACCCACGAACTGTTCGGCGTCGGCTCGTAGGGCATGTTGTGAAAGACAACAGGGATGGCTGGACTGCTTGCAAGCTCTGTGGCCAGCCTGCCCTCAATGGTTGCCCTGATTGTGTTGAGATCTGCAGCAGCCATCAGCCTCTCCTAATGATCTTTTGATACTCACCTTGAGCCCATGATTCAAGCTCTTTGCCGATCAACTCAGGGAAGCCAGCAACAGTGCCTTGACGTGTTCTGAACTTGCCTTTCCAAGAAGGCGGAAGGTTGGTGCCGTAACAGACAGGTTCAGCATATTTCACGTTGTTGGTTACTTCCCCTCGATAAGGCTCAATGTTTCGATCCCAGCCAAGCCTCAACGTGCCTGTATCCACAGGCGTTTTTTCTTTAACGCGCCCTTCCCATTCCAGCGTTGTCACCTTTACCAGCTGCTGGATCTGGCCGTCCATGTAGTTGCCGATCTGATCTAGCGGTATCTCTTTCGCCATTGCTACGCCCTCAGGATCAACTCGTAAGTGATAGCCGTGTTTTCCTGCTCTGTTGTCTCAACGCTGATGATCTGATGAACCACAGTGCTGATAACGACTTTGTCCTTTGTGCCGGGGGCTGAGTCCAAGTCTTTTGCGGCAACCGTTAGACGCTTGTCACCGGCTTGAACCAGCTCGTTAGCTTCCTTGTTCACCACATCCTCAAGGATGCCTTTCACTTCGCTGTCGGTGTTTGTCTCAGCGACTGTTCCATCTGACGTGTCATAAGCGCCCGCAGCAACAAAGCGGATTGTCACATCACCGCCAAACTTGCTGATGACCTTGTCAGCGACATTGACCAGTGAAGAGGCAATGC